GGCAACAAATCAATTTCTACCGGCAAATTTTCAATATTCATTCTGTAACCCCCCAAACATCTGACAAGACCGTACCAAATAGCCGCGCAATTTCTTGGCCCTCCTTTAAAGTGTCAGCGCCGTAGCATTTACCCAACGTGCCGACCCTACAATGCGGGGTTCTGATAGCTACGGTGTATTTTTTGCCGTACTGATCTTGAACTGTTGCAGGAGCTTCAAACATTGATGCTGTATTTTTTGTGATATCCATAATTTTATATCCCTGTTGATTAAATTAAATGATGCTAGACGGCATAGCCCGCTAGAGCCATAGCCGCTACTGTTATAACCATATGGCCGCCAGTGATTAAAACGATAGCGATGAATGAAACGCAAAGAAAATCCGTTACTTTATCGGTAATGCTTTTTGCTCTTTTGATCTTATTCATTAGAGCGCACCCAATTGGCAACCATAGCCAAAGTGATTTTTATATTGTCGGTCGATGTTTTGTTGCTCGCGCTTGGGCAATTCATCCCAAATTGAATAGCACTTATCAATTAGCCTATTAAGTGTGTTTTCTTTCTTGGTTTCGGCTTTGTATAGCTTGGCATCGTCGAAAATTGAATCGTTGAATGCTGTCAATGCATCCTCTGTTTCAACAAGCTTACGATCAGCCGCAAGATAGCGACGCACTAGCGAAGCATACTTTTTGTTAATGGGTTCTATGTGCATAACTACTTACCTATATATATGAATGAATATGTATAGTCTCACACTGAACGTTGTATAGTCAACCTTAGGTTGTATTTAGGTCAACCAATCTCGACAACAGAGCGACGGACACACAACTATTGGTTGTATTGCGATATAATCGGCCTCATTCACGCTGTAACGAGGAGTACGAACATTGGCGAACACAAAGCCCATTGATTACGAGAAGGTCAAAGAACTAGCAAGCATCGGCCTTACCGATGAGCAGATAGCTGTAAGCATCGGTGTGTCACGATCTACTATCACAAGGCGTAAGCGCGAGGACGCCGCATTTGACGCAGCTATAAGGGATGGCAAGCAAGCCGGGCTCACAGCCGTGACGAATAGCCTGTTCGGTGCTGCAACTGATCAGACTAAACCTAATATGTCAGCAGCTATCTTCTATCTGAAGAACAGAGGACAAGGAGCTTGGCGCGACCGCACCGAAGTAGACGCTAACATAAGCGGCGGCATCGAAGTAACTCACGACATAGATGCTGCGCTGCAAGCGTTGCGCGATGCGGGCGTTGACCCGTCGAGCTTGTAAGCTATCTTATGCTTGATAAGATGAATAGTGTTGTATATCAATGGCTTGCACGCATTTGGTACAGCCCTCGGCACACTAGCCTGTCAGGTTGTGCGGTTTTGAGCCCGTTTCGCAAAATTGGGACTCCCGCCCCCGGCAGTACATGGCGGCATATATCGTTACATATAGGGCGCAAATAATGGCAAAAGCGTCTGAGAGAAAGACTTCAAAAAAACCGGCTTCAAAGCTCACCGCCTCGCAAAAAAATAAGGCGGAAAAAATAGCGGAAGCCATTCGTATAGTAAAAGTCCACAAAGCTCAAAACCGTCTAGCTTATTTCCGGCCCTATGAGTGGCAAGAAGAATTTTACAAGGCTGGCAAGACCAATAAGCAGAGAATGCTTATGGCTGCAAACCGCGTAGGCAAAACGGCCTCTCAAGCAGCAGAGGTTGCATACCATTTAACAGGCTTATATCCCGATTGGTGGGAGGGTATTAGATTTACCCGACCGACTAAGATTTGGTGCTTGGGTGTTTCTGGTGAGCAGCTTCGCGATGTCATTGTGAAGGAGTTGATTGGCACCTATCTTGGAGAGGGTAAGTTTGATGGTTCAGGGCTAATACCGCAAAGGCTTATCTATCAAGTCACACCGGCTATGGGTACGCCAAGGCTCCCAAGGGATGTGGCTGTAAGGTATGCCACTGGTAACACCTCCACTGTAAGTTTCAAGTCCTACACTCAGGGTCAGCATGTCCTTATGGGATCGAGTCAGGACTATATCTGGATCGACGAGGAACCAACCGACACCGCAATATACCCACAATGTCTTACGCGAACAGCGACAGGTAATGACGGAAAGGGTGGTTACCTCGTCGGTACTTTGACTCCAGAAAATGGGATGACGGAACTGGTTAGCCAGTTTATGGATCACCCGGTTCAGGGGCAGTACCTAAAGAATGTTACATGGGAGGATGCACCGCATCTTGATAAGGATGTGCGTAAGCAGTTATTGGCCGCCATTCCTGAATACCAGAGGGATATGCGGAGTAAAGGTATTCCGGTTCTTGGCGAGGGCATGGTGTTCCCCATAGCCGAAGAGGTTATCCAGTGTGAGCCGTTTGAGATACCCGCGCATTATAAGAAGCTGGCGGCGGTGGACTTTGGGATAACGCACCCCACTACTTGTGTGTGGACGGCTTATAACCCTGATAACGATACTATTTATGTGTATGACGCCTATAAGAAAGAGGGCGAGATACCCGCAGTACACGCCACGGTGATAAAGAGTCGCGGCAAGGACATTCCTGTTATTTATCCGCATGACGGTGACAACACTGAGAAGGGTAGTGGTCGCACCTTGGCTGAGATGTATTTAGAGGCGGGGGTGTTGATGATCGGGCGGTTCACAAATGCTGACGGCACTAACTACGTTGAGCCCGGATTGATGGAGATGTTAGAGAGATTCAGAACTGGGCGCTTACAGGTGTTCAATAATTTGGCTCCTTGGTTTGAGGAGTTTCGGCGGTATCACCGGAAAAAAGGAAAGATACATAAGGAACATGACGATTTGATAGACGCTACTCGTTATGCAGCCATCTCAGTTACACGCTTTGGGCAGAACCAAGCCGAGCGTGAACAAATGACAACAGGTCGAGGTAACCACACCAGTTATGAATATAACTACTGATATTGACGAAAGAGAACTTATAGCGACGCTTGAGAACAGCATCAGCGCCGCAGACTCATACGCTGAAAGTGAGATAGGTGAGCAGCGGGATAGAGGCTATCGGTATTACTACGGTAAGCCGATGGGGAACGAGAGACCCGGACGCTCACAGCACGTTTCTATGGACGTTTTTGATGCCGTGGAAAGTGTGAAAGCGATGATCATGGAGACGTTCACCGCTGACCGCAACGTGTGTCGGTTTGATCCGCAAACCTCAGAGGACTTTGTGCCAGCAAAGATGGCAACCGCACTGACTAACTACATCTTCTATAGAGAGAACAAAGGCTCAAAAATTCTGCACGATGTGATTCACGATGCGCTGGTAGCTAAGACCGGAATAGTTAAGCGGTACTATAAAAACTATTACGAGTATGAAGAAGAGACGTTTGAGGGTTTGGATGAGGCTAGTTTTTCTATGCTGGCATCCGATCCTGCTGTGACGATCATGGAGATTGCGGAAGAGGCTGTTATGGCTCAAGTGCAAGACCCGCAAACCGGACAGCCTATTGCCATTCAACAGGTCATGTACAGCGGTGAGATTGCGCGGAAGATTGACAAGTCAAAGGTGTGCATTGAGTCGATACCGCCTGAAGACTTTTTAATCACACCGCGTGCCACTGGTGAGGATGATGCTGACTTTTGCTCACACCGCACAAGCCGCACACGCGGTGAGCTATTAAGTGAGGGGTATGACCCTGAGATTGTTGAGAAGTTAAGCGAAGATAATCTAAACGATGAGGGCAGAATAGCGCGTGACTCGGTGGATGAGTTTGGAAGCGATGACGGGTTTGAGTCTGACAACGATAGAGAGTACGTCACTATTTATGAGTCGTACCTCAAAAAGTATCGCTCTGACCTAAAGAAGTGTGTCTATTTAAAGGTGCTTCACAGCCGCACAACCTTACTTGATGTTGAGATGGTGAGCGAGAAGCCGTTCCGATACTTCACGCCATTCCCTTTACCTCACCGCTTTTACGGTATGAGCCTTGCCGATGTGTTATGTGATATCCAGAAGACGCAGTCTAGCTTGAAGCGTGGCGTGGTAGATCACACCTTTATGACTAACACCTCACGATTTGTGGCGAACTTGTCGCTGGTTAAGAATCCCAGGGATTTAATTGATAATCGGGTCGGCGCTGTTATTGATGTGAATTCGCCAAACCCTGAATCTGTCGTGCGCCCTATGCCCATGCCAAGTTTATCGGGCGGTGTGTTTCAGGCGATGGAAGCCTTAGAGGTTGAGAAGGAAGCGCGTAGTGGTATGAGCCGTATGGCCCGCGGCATGGACAGCACTGTTGTTAGCAAGCAGAACAGCTCTGACTTAATCACCCAGTTTATGAATGCCAGTAACCGTCGAATCATGGTCATGTGCAGAAATCTGGCAGAGAACTTCTTGAAGCCGTTGATGTTCGATCTTTACAAGCTTGCTTTAGAAAATGAGAAGCAAGAAAAGATGGTTCAGTTAGACGG